AAAGCTTGGAGGTATCCCGGATCGTTCTTCAGGCAATTGCAGAATTCCCTACTGATGCGCTTCCAATGGGGGCGCAATAGAATCTTGGAAGCTTTCCACGCTTTGCCCCAAAATGTAACTTTGCGTTTATATGTCGATGGTGATTTTAGGACGGTTGCAGATATACAATTCTGGTTCGACAATCTAGCGAATAGGAAAGATATACGCGCATATGGTTACTCTAAATCGTGGCAACAGTTCCAAGACTACGCGCGGCGCATGGAAGCTTTCGACGATAGCTATACTTGGCCAAGCAATTACGCTTTGAATCTTTCGAGCGGTTCAAAGCATGGCGCAGAATTGCGCGAATTAATGGCAAAGCTACCAATTACCCGAGGTGAGTTTGTGGCGGTTCAAATCGACAACGAGGGGATACCCCGAAAGACGAAAGACAGAATCGGAAACCGCGAATATCATAAGCGTGTTCGGGAATCGGCAAAGCAGCAATTCCCGGGAATGAACGTATTGTCATGCCCTATCGATTGTGGAAATTGTCCTAGCAAGGTATCTAAAAAAGGGCATGCTTGCGACTGGTTCGATGGCGTGATTGCGATTGGGGTACACTAGTGCGGATAACTACATTAATCGGCGTATGCTGGTTGGGTGGTCTCACAATCCTATTCACGATTGTTGCGCCGATTACCTTGCCATTATTCGCCTGCAGCCTGATTGCTGCAATCGCAGGTTTCCGGTCACTTAAGTGAGCGGAACCACAATTTGACGAACGTAAACCGGCAGAATCGAAAGATTCTGCCGGTTTTTTTTGCGCTGCCGGTATCCTGCCGGTTTCCGGTTTCCGGTTTCCGGCAGGATACTACGATTTGCCGATAGGGGGTCCGCATTCGCCCGCTAACAGCCGTTCGCAAGAATCGCGACAATCCACAGCCCTGAATTCCTGGAATCGATTCTGATCGATTCTAGGGCGGTTGATGGCGATATCGTGAAAACGGTGGTCAACATATCGTAACATCGCGAGGTATCGACATCGATAGGTATCGATTTTATGACACTTTGGGAAAGATAGGCGACCACTGGCCCCATTTGTTTTTTTCCGCTTTTCAAATACGGACACCCAAATATTCCCTAAGTCGTTTGATGCCAACGACTTACGACGATTTTTCAGTTTCTTGGACGTTCTTGGACGTTTGTGTCCGAATGTCCAAGAAAACAATGGATTCCGTTCCATTGTCACCGCTTTTCCTCGGCTAATACGTTGTCGCAAAGGCGTTTAAGATCTCTCAGGATGTCTGTGACGATTTCGTACCGACGAACATCCTCCTGAGTCCTTGCTTCGCTCAACCGAGTATCTAGGTTGTCCAAGAGTTGACGTACTACCTTCTCGAATGGGTCCATTTCCTGTTCCTTGCATTGCTTTCCTTGAAACCATCTTGGGAACTAGTCAGATGCCAGTTCCCGCAAGATCCACATTTATACACTCTGCTGGGAACTTCGTGTCTACTGCTTCCCTTGCGGATTAGCCTCATTGAATGAGTGGCAGATTTGTACGACCCGTATGCTTTCTTTCCGATGCAGTGTTCACTCATCACCAACCTCTTTTCGATCTAAGGACAATGCCTGTTAAAACAAATACGGTCCCAACAACAAACATCCAAAACTCAACCATCGATTTCCCTTCTTAGTTTCATGATGTGATTCCATCCATCTTCATCTTCGTAGTCCTTGTCCCATCGATCCAGTGCATATAAAAGTGCTTGGATACGGTCATGCTGGGTTTTCTCATGCCTTGGCAGAGGATACCAAAGTTCATCCTCGACTATGCTCGACCAGTGTTGCAGGCAGTACGATCCATCGAGGACATTCCCGTCTGGGCTAGCATCTTCTTCTGCTGGGAGTCGGTCACTGGTAAATGTCCATTTATTCATTGCCACCCTCTTCCTTGCTAAAATCGCTAAAGGCTTGATTTTTATCCATCTCAGAGTTCAAAAAGTCAATCAGATCAAACCTTGAGACAGGAACCTCTATTTGTTCCACCTCGGCCATTTTCTCTTCCCTGCGTGCTCTCTTGTGGCGTGACAGTGCAGCATGTTTTGAACCTCTGTATCGCGACTGCCTAACTCCATTTTCATCCGTCCATCCTATCTTCCAGACCTGCATTCTCTTCTCCATGTAAAAACCAACCGACCAGATCAACCACTGGGGAGGGGTTGTGACCTGATCGATTGGTGAGTCGTTTCATTGAATTAATAGTATCTTCGGCATCGATAGTCCATGTCAACAGCAAAATCTCGCTGGAAAATCTTGTGACACCTGTGACTGTCACGCAGTTTTGGTCAAAAACTTTTGTCCTAAGTCCTTACACACAAACGACTTACAACCAAATTTCTGTTACCACTTGCATTTCCCCAAAAAACGGTTATCGTCGCGGTGACGCTTCGTTGCCGTGCGAATGCTTCGCCGTTTACGTTTGCGATCAGCAAAAGCAACGCAGCACGAAGGCGTCATGCTACGCAAGACGATAACCGTTTTACTGGGATGCAGTGGGGTAACGGTCGGGAATTAAAACTGCCACTAGAATTCCGAAGCGTCCCGAATGATGCTAGGCTTGTAGGGGCGTTTCTCGATCTCGATTAGTCCATCGTCTTGCATCTGCTTGCAGTAAGAGCGAATAGAACCCTCAGAGAGTCCTGTCTCGTCAGCAATGGCTTTGAGGCTAGTTTCAGAGTCCCTGCGGACTATATCGAGGCACAGGGCAGTGTTGACCTCTTTGGCGGACTGTTTCTTTGGTGGTGAGTCATCTTGCAACTCTGGGGTCACATCGGGTGCAACCATCCAGATCGGCCAATCAAACTCAGCCACGATTGGCTCAGGACTCTGCCCAGACCGAGTCAGCGCGTTGATGACGAAGTATGGGTCATCTCTGTGCGGGCGAATCGTCAGGATCGTATCAGCGGCACGATTGATTGCACCGGCTCCCGCGCCGACATCGGTAACATCTTTGCCTCCTTGAGCACCTTTGCTTGTGTGGTGGATGCAGATGACCGCTGTGTTGTTCTTCCCTGCAATCTGGTCGATCCGGTTGTACAACTGAGTCATCTGGGCGTTGTCGTTCTCTGATGCACCTTTGGGAAGAACTCGGTAAAGGGCATCAATGATGATAAGGTCGAACTGTTCCCCACCGATCTCGTCGAGCAACTTCTCTATCCCAGCAAGGCTAATGTCCATCCCACGCACACATGAGACTGTCAGGGCATCGTGAGGGTTGGCGGCCATGTTGCCTGCAACCTGCTGAACTCTCCAAGCAAGTTCTTCCCAGTGCAACTCGTTGTCGATCAGGAGCACCTTGAGGTTCTTGCTTGCTCTGTATCCAAGGAACTCCCTTCCGCATGCGGTGCTCACGGCAAGGTTGTACACCAACCAAGATTTACCAACTTTCGGTGCAGCAATGACGTTCATCACTTCTCCGGTCCTGATCAGCCCTTCGATGACGTAAGGTCTACGCAGTCCAGAACTGATGTCGGGCAGTTCATCGAATGTTCTGCAAAGAACACGTTTTGCAATCTCGTAGCTTGGAAGCTGGTCAACTCTGTTTTTAGTTTCAGGAACCTTGGCAAGCCAGTCGTCAACGCTTTCCTCGATTTCACTTGTATCGATCTGCGTACCAAACCCAAGGTCAGACGCATGCAATGTGACCTGATCTCTGTCCCAGTGGTTAATCAGCCTGAATGCTTCAAAGATGGTTATCGACGCATCGCTGGGAAAGACTGGGTCACTGGTAGAGAAGTTGCGAAGGATGTAGTTGCCCTGCTTACTCTTGCGTCCAAGTGTTCCAGAGATTGCAAACGAAGTGTCGGTCTTACCTGGTCGGGTGAACTCGTAGTGATCGACTTTGTGTTTAAACGAATAACCTTCCTGAGACATGTGGCTCTTGACATGCTCAAGTGCTCTGTCGCTCTTATTGAACTCGTCGCCAGGTCTATCTTCAGATGGCTCGATTACTGCCCTTGAAGTGTCAGTGTCTTGCGACCTGTCCGACAAGGATTCATGCAAGGCCGCTGTCATGACCGGAGCAATGAACTCTGACTCGCGTTCAAAGACGTAGCTACCTGCATGAGCATCGTGCGAACTCCCAGCAATGATGACCTGAGATCCGGCACTTAGGAAATCGAGTCCTGCATACTCTTTCGATGACTTCGGAAGCTTGATCTCTGGATCTTTCCAGAAATACAAGTGAGCACCACCAGATGGACTTTTGACGACAACGGTTGCTCTCTCGTAAAGATCCACTCCAAGATCGTCCGATAGTCTCTGCAACGCAGCGTACCCGTCTTTGCTTGGATCATGAGTATCAATGTCAATGACCAAATGCGTATCGTCGAGAATCCAGCCGACCTTGTTGTGGACACTCGGGTCAAACTTCTTTGACGCTTGGTCGTATCGATCCTCGATCTTTGTCCAAGCAGGAACCCCCGGTGACTTGGTTCCTTTCTTGATGCAAACAAGCCGAGCACCAATCTCTTTGTAAAACTTAGGTATCATTCTTCTCTCCATAGTTGTTGACAAAACAAGACCGTATACCTGACAGATACTGCCAGTCAACCCGTACTTTTTGGCGAAACCTGCAAATTTGATAGAATGCAGGCTAAATCTCAAACGGGGTAAGGAAATGCCAGCAAGACGATTAGCAACAAAAGTCAAAGAAGAGAACGGTTCTTACAAGAAAGATCCGCAGAGGAAGAACCATCGCGAACCATCTTCCAGTAAATCAGAACCAACCATGCCTCGCCACCTTTGCAAGACAGCAAAGAAGGTTTGGAAGCAGACATGTGACATTCTCAGAGAAATGGGGATGCTCTCAAAAACCGACACCCACTTGCTTGAACACTACTCAATCACCTACGCAGAGTACCTCAAGTTGTATGAGATTGTTCAGCAAGAAGGTCACATTCATGAGTCAGGCAGTCGGATTACTCCAGCATCAACTGCAATGGGTCGTCTTGCGTCTGAGCACATTAAGCTTGTCACCGAGCTTGGGTTAACCCCCGCTAGTCGGGGTAAACTTTCCTTGCCTGACGGTGATGACAAAAAGAAACAAGCAGAGTCATTGGCATCGATTGTCGAGGCAATGAAACGCGATGACTCCTAACGAGCAGTACATCCAAGACGTTCTAGATGAAAAAATAACTGTCTGTCGTTCTGTACGTCAAGCTGTTGAAAGGCAAGTTCGGGATTTAGCAAACTCTGAAAATAAAGACTTCCCTTACTACTTTGACAGAGAGACTGCGAACGCAATCTGCCAGTATTTTCCAGTTGCTTTAAGGCACTCCATCGGAAAGCATGCTGGAAAACGGTTTCACCTAGAACCTTGGCAAGAGTTTTGCATTTCTGCAATCTTTGGATGGAAACGCAAGGACGATAATTGCCGCAGGTTCCGCAGGGCGTACTGGTCGATGGGACGTAAGAACGGTAAGTCATCGATTGCTGCTGGCATTGCGATGCTCATGGCATCTATCGACATCAACCCGTTCACCAACGATGCAGAAGCTAGAGCACAAGTCATCCTAGCAGCAACCAAGAAGGAACAAGCCGAGAAGGTGGTCATGGCCGAGTGCATCCGGATGCGTGAGCAGTCGCCATTGATTAAAGAAGGTTCCATCTACCAAAACAAAATCATTCGGTTCAACCACAACGGTGGCAACATATCTTGCGTAGGATCTGACCGTCCTTTCGATGGACTCAATCCAGTGCTCTGTGTTCTGGACGAGACTCATGCGTGGCGTAAAGTTCATCAGCCTTTTTACTCCACGATGCAGACAGGTTCTGGTTCGAGAGCACAACCACTCATTTTAACCGTGACCACCGCAGGCGATGACCGTAGTCACATATGGATTGAAGAAGTCAACTATGCCAAGCAGGTGCTTGAGCAAGCAGTTGATGACAACAGCCTATTTGTTGCTTGCTACGAAATGGACGAGAAGGATGATCCACTCGATCCAGACTTGTGGATAAAGTCCAACCCAAACATTGGCGTTTCTGTTTCAGCAGAGTTCCTTGAGCAGCAGGCGAAGCAGGCAGCGTCAAGCGTAACGGCCATGAACCGATTTAAGCGTTACCATGCAAACGTGCTTGTTAGCTCAACCGAACACATCTTTGATATGGAGCACTTTGCCAAGTGCTCCGGTGAACTGTCCGACTGGCGTGAGGCAGACGCAGTAAGTTTTGGAGTGGATCTTGGAGGCAGGGACGATCTCTGCGCGTATGCGGCAACGGCGAGGTTCCAGACAGACCAGAGCGAAACAGACGGAACGCCGATCTACAGGTACGAGTCAAAGACTCAGGCATACATCTCAGTCAATACAAAAAGAGATCTCCGAGAAAAGCCGTTCTGTGACTTTATTGACGATGGGCGAATCAGGATAACCCCTGCTCCCATTGCCGACCTCCAAGCAGACTTGATGAAAGACTACTGGGATCTCAACGGAACAGACGTTGCCATCGATCCCTATCAGGCACAGCAGTTTGGAGAGCAATGCACTCAGCAGGGCCTGACCATTGCCTCTATGGCACAAACAACCGCTCACTTTAATTCCCCAATTAGCATCTTTCGACAAGCATGCGCTGACGGGAACTTTCGTCACGATGACGATGTTCTTCTCAAATGGTGCTTGTCCAACGCAGTTGCTGTGCGGGATCGAAGTGATAGATATATGCTCGACAAAGCGTCGAGTTCTCAGAAAATAGATCCGCTAATTTCGCTACTTATGTCCCTCGCGAGAGCGACTGTAGCACCTGTGCGGGGAAAAGGAGACTGGTATGTCACATGAAATTAAAATGGCCGAAAGGCTTGGCAAGAAGTTTAAAGCATTGCAAAGCAGGATCTCTGATCCGGCAGCATGGTTGATCGAAGCATTCGGTGGAGGGAAGGCTAAATCAGGAGTCAACGTAACAACGAACTCCGTACTTGGGTTGCCTCCCGTCTGGTTTGCTGCTCAGAAGATCTCTGGGCATCTTGCAGGACTTCCAATCAATGCAAGGAAAAGCAGGCCTGACGGCGGAAGCGAAGTGTCAAGGACTTCACCTGGTCACAAGCTTTTGAACGTATCACCCAATCATCTTATGACTCCGTTTCAACTCAAAGAGTTGATGATGATTCATGCGTTGATTCTTGGTAATGGGCGAGCGTTCATTGATCGCAACAGCCTTGGTCAACCAACAGCACTCATTCCAGTGCTCCCCGAAAACTGTCAGACCATTTTGGTTGATGATCAGAAGTGGCATCTGGTCACAAAGAATGCAGGTATCTCAGCAAACCTTGGTACTGCTTTCTCCGAAAACGAATACTGGAAAGTTCCAGACCGTGACATGCTTCACATCATGGGCATGTCCTACAACGGTATCTGGGGCATGCACGTTATCGATGTGCTACGCGATGCGTTTGGCCTTGGCATTGCTGGGCAAGACGGATCTGCCTCTGCACTGAAGAACTCAGGGAGGCCAGGTATGGTGATAACAGCACCTCCTGGAATGTTCCGAAGTTCCAAAGAAGCTTCTGAATTCCTAGCTAATTTCGAGACTAAGCACGAAGGTGTTGAAAACAGTGGCAAGGTTGGTTTGCTTAGAGAAGGGATGTCTCTTAACACATTGCCAATCTCTGCATCTGATGCACAGTTCATTGAGCAACGTCAATTCCAGAGAGTTGATATTGCAATGATCTTCGGCCTTGAATCAATCCTTGGCGACGAGACAGGCATCACCTACAAGTCTATCACCGAACGTAATGCTGCGTTCATTAACGGATGCCTGAGTCGGTGGTTCTGCAAGTGGGAAGAAGAGTGCAACCGGAAACTGCTTCCTGAACAACTAAGAGACAGTGGTAACGTCCACTATGAGTTTGACACCACTCCACTGCTCAAAGGCGATCCATCGACGCTAGCAGACTACACTCGCAAGATGCGTGAGCAGTTTGCACTTAGCACAAATGAAATTCGCATCATGCATGGATTTAATCCTGTCGAAGGACTTGATGACGACTTCAGTAACGAACCTGCGGGTGAGTCACCCGAGTTACCCCCCGCGACCCCAGAGGAACAAGACGATGAAACTTGAAGGAACAGACGGAAGCATCACGATGCGAGGCATGATCGGTGACTTCCAAAATGGAGTCTCCTCCGATGACTTCATGGATCTCATGGCCGAGCAGACTGGCGACCTGACTATTCACCTCGACTCTGAGGGTGGGTGCGTTACCAGTGGTATTAGCATGTACAACCAGATCCGAGCATACGAAGGTGGTGAAGTCACGATTCACATTGATTCTCAAGCATGCTCTATCGCTACTGTGGTTGCTTGTGCTGCTGACAAGGTGGTCATGAACAGCAATGCGTTGTTCTTTGTCCACAACGCTTGGACGGTCGCTGCGGAGAACGCAAAGGGTTTCCGTCAGGTTGCTGACATCCTCGACATGCTCGACGAACAGATCTCTGAGGTCTACGCAGAGCGATGCGGTAAGTCAGCAGAGGAGTGCAAAAAGATGATGGATGATGAAACTTGGATGAACGCTGAACAAGCTGTTGAAATGGGTTTTGTTGATTCTGTCTATGCACCAAAAGAACGCAAAAAGACCGTAAAGGCTGAAGTAAAGCCACTTGCACTGTGTCCTGCTGCGATTAGCAACAAGGCCGATGCATCTGCAAAACGAATGAGACTTCGCCTGAACAATTTGTCGAAATAAAAAAATCTGTTAAAATTCCCCAACTTGTGGGTTCTCCCTTGACAAAAAAGGAAAAACATGTCTCGCGTAGACGCTATCAACGCTCGCCTGTCTGACATCGCTGATGAGATGCAGGCAATTTCGGATGTTGCACTCGAAGGCGAAGGTAGCCTTACCGAGGATGACAATAAACAAATCGATGCCCTCAATTTAGAGTTTTCTGGATTGGAAAACGAAAAGGATCGGTTCGTAAAAATTCAAGCAGCGAAAGACAAGATCGCTGCTGCCAAAATCACTCCTGCTGCTGTCGCAGCAATCACCGAACCTGACATTGAGAAAGAGGATGAACCCTTGATTCCCGCAAGAGTAAAAAACCAGAAGACCACTGTCTTCAACAGTG